TACACGGGTCACCCTCTCCCCGTACCCAATTAAATTTCGGACACTGATTAGTTTGTGCAACATTAACAAAAATATTTTTTATCTTTGTGCAAAATTACAATAGACTACTATGATGTAAACTTGTATAATGTAAACAGATCAAATGAAAGGGACCAGAACAACTGGTAAGGTAAACAATTATGTTAATGACAATCGCAGCAGCATCAGCAGAAACATTTGCAAACGTAATAACATTTGCAGTAGTAGTAATGGTAGTAGCAACATTCATTGAGCATATGAGATAAGGAGGCTATATTATGACAAGATCAGAACAGCTCAGAATTGAGAAAATGAGACTTATAAAAGAAGTTCTCAATGAGGCAAACAAATTAACAGAAGCAGGACATGGTGATATTAAGATCACATGCGAAAACAAAGAATATGAAGAACGTTGGTTTAACTAGGAGGAAAAAATCATGAAAGCAGAACAGATCAGAGAAACAATGAAAGAAATCAGAAACAGAGAAAACATTATGGTAAGAGTTCATTACACTACAGATCAGGAATTCGGTAGAATTGAAAGCGTTGATTTAGGAAAACTTTTTATCTACAACGTAAACGAATTTGAATATTATCATGATGAAGATGATATCACAATGGTATGCGACAGTAAATTTTACAGATTCAAAGCTAAAGATATTTCATCAATTGCAACAACTAAACATTTTATTAACATTTATTTAAAGGAGAACGAAGACATGAAAACAAGAGAAAGATACACATTCCACACAAACTATGATTATATTGACAAAGCACTTATGATCAACGGCAGATGTAAAGGATTTATTACAGATTACAAGCATTGCGTTGACGAAATCAATTATGGTAAGATCGTATGTGATATTATCGAATACGAAGATATTGACAGCGGATGTCCGTTAACAGTTATGATCGATACAGACGTTGTAAAGGAAACAAAATGTGGTGTTATGGTTTATAGTATTGAAACATACGATTGCACATACAAATACGATCCAGAGTTTGCTATGCTGCATTACGAATTTTAAAATAAGGAGAAATAATTATGACACAGGCAGAATACTTTGCTAGTCTACAGTATGAAGACTACAGAAACTTAACAACAAAAGAAATTGAAGATTTAGTAAAACGAGGGTCCAAGGTTTTGAACCCTCGTATTGACAGATTATCCAAACATATAACAACAGGATTATTTGGACAAGGAACTTACGGATCTAAAACTATAGCAACAGATGCTTATGAGTCAGTAATGAAATCCGGTGGAAAATTTGGATACAGTAAATTAAAAGCAGGTCTTGATTTAACAAAAGACAAGAATAAGTATAGAAATAGACTTATTAGAGAACTTAATCGTGAGATTAATTTTGCTAGAATGAAAACATCAACAGTTACAGGAGCAAGAGAATACAAGAAAGAAATGAAACAGATTGTTGCAGATGCTTATGGGTCTATGTTCAAAAACTTGTCAATTGATGATCAAAACAAACTTATTGCAAAAAATTGGGAAGAATTTCATAGACAACAGGAACTTAGACCAGAAGTACCATCAGATCAATTACTTACGTGGTTTAAAGAAAAGAATGATTCAATGAATAGTGATGAAATGATTAAATATTTGGAGGAACGTAGTAATGAACGAATCAAACAACAAGAGCAAGAAAGAGAAGAATTACTCAAAGATACAGAATACAAACCAAAATGGAAAAACTTCTTTTAGATTAGACAAAACAGTTCATTGGTTCAAAGATATTGTATTTAGATCAGATAACATGTATAAAACTATAGAATCAATACCTCTAATTGATGAAATTTTCAATAGAAACAAAACAGTATTCTACAAGCATACAAAACTTGAAGGAACAGTTAGATATTGGAATTTCCCAGCAGCTTTTGATATTGAAGACAGTTCATTTTATTTAGATGGTGAGAAAGTATCAACAATGTATGTTTGGCAAACAGCATTTGACGGTACTTGTATTTTAGGAAGAACATGGGAAGAGTTTTATCAGTTATGTGAGTATATAAGTCATAACTATTGCGACTATAATAACAGACTTTTAGTATACGTTCATTATCTTAATCACGAGTTTGCTTTCATGCAGGAATTGTTTGAGTGGTCAAAAGTGTTTTGTTCTAGTGAGAGAACACCAATATATGCTTTAAGTACTATGGGTATTGAATTTAGAGATAGTTATATATTGAGTGGAACATCACTTGATCAAGTAGGTAAAAACCTCACAAAATATAAGATAAACAAACTTAAAGGTGATCTCGATTATGATATTATTAGAGGATCAGAGACACCTTTAACAGATGAAGAATTAGGTTATTGTGTTAACGATGTTTTAGTTCTTAATGCTTATATACAAGAGAAAATTGAGAATGAAGGTAATATTGCAAAGATACCTTTAACAAACACAGGATATGTTAGAAAGTATCTTAAAGACAAATGTCTTCCACGGAAAGACAAAAAATTACGTGAGCTATACAAATCACTTATGAAACAGCTTACAATAGAACCAGAACAGTATACAATGCTTAAAAGAGCATTCTCAGGTGGTTTTACACATGCAAATGCATTATATGTTGGAGATCATATAAAAGGAATTATAGATAGTTATGATTTTACATCATCATATCCAGCAGTTATGTTGTCTGAGTATTACCCAATGTCTAAAGCAACAGTATACGAAAACATAGATATTGACGAATTCAAAAAACTTCTTAAAGAGGAGTTATGTATTTTCAATATAACGTTCATCAATATATGTATGAAAGACAATGTTCACGAAAATATCATTAGTGAGTCAAAAGTTTATAATGCAGAAAATGTGGTATCAAACAATGGTAGAGTTGTATCTGCAGATAAACTTACAACAACAATAACAAACATTGATTTTGAGATGATATTGAATTTCTATGATTTCGAAGAGATGCAGTTAGGAACAGTATTATCATACAAAAAAGGTTTCTTACCGGAGCCGATTATAGAGTCAGTGTTGCATTTTTATCAGGGCAAAACAACTTTAAAAGGTATTGATGATCAGGTTGTAATGTATATGCTTCTTAAAGGAATGCTTAACGCTTGCTATGGTTGTATGGTTACGGATATTATAAAAGAACTTACAGAATACATTTCAGGATTTGGATGGGAGAAAACTATTCCAGATATGGAAGAAGCAATAACAAAATACAATGAAAAGGATACAAGATTTTTGTATTATCCATGGGGTATCTTTATAACAGCTTATGCAAGACGAAATCTTATGACAGGTATACTTGAGTTTGGAGAAGATTATATTTACTCTGATACAGACAGTTTGAAAGTCTTAAACAGAGAAAAACATCTCGATTACATCAACTGGTACAACAAACAAATTGCAGATAAAATAGACTACACTCTGAATTATTATGGACTTGATCCTGAGCTTGCAAGACCGAAAACAGTAAAAGGAGTTCAAAAACAAATTGGAGTATGGGATTGGGAGACAGAAGGAAACCCTTACACAGAGTTCAAAACATTAGGAGCAAAACGTTATATGTATACAGAAGATGATAATATCCATATTACTATTGCAGGATTATCAAAATCAAAAGGTGCTGAGTATATATCAGAACAAAGTAACCCATACGATTTCTTCGATGATAAAATGTATATTCCAGAAACAAGAACAGGTAAACTTACACACACTTACATTGATGACCCAAGAGAAGGATACTTAACTGATTATTTAGGAAACAGAATGTATTTCAAAGAACTTACAAGTGTGCACCTTGAGAAAGCATCATTCAGCATTTCAGAAACTGATAACTTCAAAGAATATGTAAACGGATATAAAGAATCATTCAGAAGATAAAAAAGGACTCGAAAGAGTCCTTTTTTATTATAACAATCTATCAGTCTTGGACCAGTTAATATAATTTCGAACTACCTCACCAACAAGGTTATCCTGATAGAAAACCTTATCAGCTGCAAAATACCATGAGATCTTATCCTGTATTTTATTTACAGGGTTTGTAATTTTACGTCCGTAGTTATGAAGAGGATTATAATTCGTATCGTAAATCAAATCTTTTTTCGTATTCTTTAATTCAGTTGTCTTTCTGTGTATAAACAGGAAGTTGTACTTATCAAACATGATAACCTCACATTGTAATAACTCATCTTCGAACTTGATAAAGAATGTAAACTTAATATCCTTTGGTTTATATTTCACAGGGCAATGAGGATATAAAGCAATTTCCCAAGCTCCAGATGTAATCATTTTCAGTTTTGGGTTATCGAATGCAAAGTACTTATCAGATTTCTTTTTCTTTGCAGGAGAGTCTGCATACTGTACTGCAACCGTTAATTCAGAATCACCGTATGTATAAACGTCTATAGTACCTTTCTTTTGCTGCTTAACATGTTTTAATCCCATTTCATTAAAGTATGGGCAGTACTGGTTTACAGTGTTTCCAAGCATATAAATCTTAACGTCATCTCTGTATCGAATGATAGTTGACAATGTATTCATAAACAAAACAAATTCATCTGGTACATATGCTTGTCTGGAAAGGAACTCGTCAAACAGAATAGTTGTTACTTTTGGATATGATGTTGACTTATCATGTTCAGCATCTGTTAAAGCAAATGCATAACAGAATGGATCTTCTTGTTTTATAATCTTACCGTTTTCATCTTCTTTACATAAGTACCATCTACCAGAATAATAAGATACACCTTCCCATGTTCCACCTGTTAAATTATAAACAAGATTGTTGTGCACAAGAGGGGCAAAAATTGAATTACCCCTCTTACCTTTAAAGTCTTCTGCCCATCTACGAATAATAGCTCCGTTTTCACCATACTTGCAATATCTCGTTAAGATCTCTTCGAGTACTGCATACGATTTACCGTTCGAACGTTCTCCATAGATTACGTTATATGTTGCGTTTTTCTCTTTTATAGCATCCAGTCTAAAGAACTGGTTATCTTGATTTTTCATATCAAAACCTCCTATGCATAGAATCCTGATTTAAGTATGGTTTCGATCTCTGCTTTTTCTTCTGATGTTGCAGTATTAGAAGTAAACACAAATTCCTGCATTTCTGTGTAACCTTTTAAAGAACCAATTGTTGCATTTTTCATAGAAGGTATTCCTTTTATATGAGCATAGTTAGATGGTTCTGCAGATTTAGGTCTTCTTAATATAAGATATGGATACTGAATACCTCCAAATCCATTGTTTGAACCCATATTTCCAACCTGAGTACTATCTTTAGAAACAATACTTTGAGCAGTTGCAATACCACCTGTTATAACATTAGCAGCTGCAACTGGAGATCCTGTAGTACTTGCTACAGCACCACTAATCATCATATTTCCAACATTACCTACAACATTAGATATTTTACGACCGAAATCTTCAACATTAATAGGTATATCCATGCAACAATTTCCATTCCATGTATAAAAAATTTTATTGTTATCTCCTCTAAGATATAAATAATACACACAGTTACCAGTTAAAAAATCAACTGATACTGAAAGTATACACATATTACCTACAACATCTTTTGGTGAAATTTCTTGTATTCCACAATAAGGTAAGTATAACTGAATGGATGTATAAGGTTCGTAATCAAGAAATGAATTATATTTAGCAGGTATAGCAAATGATCCTAAACCGTAATTCTTAATCTGTGTGTTTATTTTTTGTCCTGTTACCTCATATACTTCTGTTAACTTATCAGTAATGATAACGCTAGTACTATTAGCAGGAATATCTCCAGGTGTCTTTATATATTTTATAGACATTATTCCTTTACCAACATCACCTGCTAACCAACCTGCACTTATAAGTTTTGATAACGAACTTAACTGTCCTGTATCCATTTCAACTAAATCCATTATACCACTAGAAGCTACACCTGTGTAATCACTTACACCTGTTTTATTGTCATTACCACCACTTATATTTGTGTTGTTATTTACATCGTCAGGATTTTCATTACCACCACCAATATATTCGCCTCCAAACTCTGTTGGATCTAAAACAGATGACTTTAAATAATTGTCTGCATCGTTTTCATTTTTAAAAACAGGTATTGGAAACTCAATATTAGGTGTTCCTGAACCTTGTACAAAAAAATTACTATCCCAAGCTTTAAGCATATTATTAGGATTTAATCTACTTGATAAATAATCAAGTTTTGAAGCATTACTAGGTACACCAACTGGAGTTAAAACCTGGTTTGCTATAACAATATCACCTTTTTTATTTTGTCTTATAGATAAAAAAGCATAGTCAGAGCCAGATGTTAATATTGCTGCTGATTTCCATGTCATAACAACCTTTCTACTTGTTAAAATTTCTTGCTGTATTTTAACATCATTACTACCAATTCTTGAATCACCTGGTATTAAAACATATCTAGTTTCAGCATATGGTTGTATAAATGAAGTATCTTCAACTCCTGTTGTATCAATGATAATAGGACTTGGATATCCCCAGTTTTTTTCACCAACTGTACCTGGTGTATTTCTACTCATATTATTCACCTCTCTTTTCAAATCCTGTTGCTATTGCAACAACATAATTTCCATTGTTAAATGGTTGTGCACCAAATGTATAGTTATAAATGTCAACATTGTTTGTAACTGGTAATTCGTTATCAACTAAATCTTTATTATAATTAGTTTCTTGTCTTGCAACAATACCTCTTGTTGATCTTATATCTTCTTTGAAACTCATAAGAACATCAACATGTAATGATAATCTATACAAACCATTTTTTACAATTGTAATGTTTTCTATAAAATAGTAACGATTGTATTCAGGTATATATGCGTAGTTTGCAGTAATAAATTGAGAAGTTCCTGCAACCAGAATTTCAGGATAAACGATTGAACACTCCTCTTTTAAAGTTCCACTTATAGTTGTAATAGGTGTTAATAACTTATCAGTTTCGATGTCTGAACTATTGTTTTTATATAATTGAATCTCCATAATGAAAATCGCCCCACCTCTATTTCATAGAAGTGAGGCAACCTCCTTTCTAATTTTAGGCTACAAAGAAAACTACGAAGTTCTCGTTTGTATCGTTGAAGTAACCAGCATCGAATTTGTACCAGTTGTTATAGAACTCACCTTTTGGATTGTAGTTTGTAGTAACACGTCTGTCCAGGTTAGAAACACCAAGAGCATCACGGTCAAACATAACTCCAAGGATACCAGTTGCTGATACTGTGTTACCAGATCCTGTTTTGATATCGATCTTGGATGTGTCTGCAAATGCAAATGATTTGCCAGATCCCTGCCAATATGGAACTACCTCTGCAGCTGGAAGTTTAATGTTATCATCTTTAAACTGTCCGTTTCCATCATACAGATAAACACCTGCTGCTGCTGCAAACTCTGCTAACAGAACTGTGTGTAAACGATCTGAACTTGTAAACTTATCAGTACCACCAATGTTGTACAAAGTGGAAATACCTGCAAGTCTCTTTGTGTAAAGACCCATCATGTAAGATGCAAATCTGATAAACTCTGGATTTGTAATAGCCTGATCTGCTGTGATTGATGTTCCGAATTTATCGTTGTACAGTTTCAGTAAGTTTACTGCTTTAACACCACTAGAAGCTGTGTAATTTGCTTCTGGGTAATCAGCGTGTAATGTGTCGCCGATCATGCTTGCAATAGTTCTCATTACAAGGCTGTCAATTTTAATCGTCATAGATTTGTCAACTGCTGTATAGATCATGCTGATAAATCCGTTAAGCTGTTCTGCATTAGAGAATGATTCTTTTACCTGTCTCTCAGTAATGGATACTGGAACCTCGAATGTTACTCTCTTATTGAAGAACTTAGCTTCAACCTGCGGTTTATAGAAAATGTTAGGATCATAAGAAGAACCGTCAGTTAACTCCCATGATTCGTTTTCAGTTGCTTCTGGAAGCTTAGAGATAGATACTTTCTCAAGTACACTACCGTACTCCCAACCATCCATCAATACAGATGGTGCGATCCCGGAATAAGGTCTGTTTACGAAAACTACCTTTCCTATGTGGTTTACAAGTGAACGTACATAATTGTCTACTGCATTTGCATCAAAGATCTTTACACCAACATCTACGATGTTAGATAAATCTTCGTTAACAACATTTTCAGTACCAAGTACTTCGCTTGTAACTGTGTTCATAAGTGAATAAATCTGTGCTACATTCATGATAAATACTTCCTTTCTTTGTTATTCTACTACTTGTAATTCTTCGTCTGTTAATTCTTCATCTGATAATCCTAAATTAGCTACTTTTACAACATTAACAGAATCTTTATTGTCAATTGTGATTGTGTATCCTGATAAAGAATCAATAACATATTTAGATTCTGAAATTCTAACTGAAATAAAAGCATCGTTATATTCAATTGAATTAATGTTGATACCTGTTAGCACTAAAGGTTTTCCATAACTACCTTTGATTGAGTTGTACACACCTTCTATAACATGTGTTTGTTCTGATTCTGTGAATTTTACATTTTTGAAATCAACAATGTGATAACCACCTCTCAACATATTTAACACCTCCTTGTGTTTATATAATATGTTAAAATAGTTTGATAGTCAAATAATTTAGTTGTCAAATAGTTCCTACTGTACACGATCTGACATATGCATATCTGTTACTTTCTCCAACCATTTTAGCTGTAACATCACCATTATTATTAGACATCTCAAAATAGCTGCTATTTGTTACTTCAATTAAAGTGTTTTTGAAAAGTATATATAAACATGAATAACCAGGAACAGAAGATGTAAAAGTGTTTTCAGAGTTAGTCATAATTAAATCAATTCTATTATTACTATCAATTTGTTTAGGTAATACAACTTCTGATTGCCATTGTGTTGTACTACCTGGTGTTGCCATTTTAGTTATTTCAGTATATGGTGCTACTTGATCAGTAACAATACTTGGATAATATAATGTAACAGTTAAACCTAATAACTTTTCACTTGTTGAATTTGTTTTAGCTATAATACCAATTCCAGTTTCATCAATTTCAAGTTTAATTCTCACAGTTGTTGCTAAATAAGGCAAATAAGGACCGTTTATATTTACAACACCATTAACTGTGTTAATAACATATACATATAAATTTGTGTAAGTATTTGAACCAGAAGAATAATTATAGTTAATGACAAGAATACCTCTATTACTCTGAGTGAATTTCAATTCAATTTTGTCATCATATATACCTAACCATTCTCTTTTTTCAAAATTTGGGCTAGATCCACCATAAGGAGGATTAGCTGTTATTGTTACTGGTGGAGCATATAACGTTTTAGTTTGATTGCCTACTGTTAATGTAGCAATTTTAACACCTGTGTTATATACAGCATCTAATGTTACTTGAGTTCCGTCAGCACCTGCTGGTCCTTCTGGTCCTACAGGTCCTTGAATTCCTTGAGGTCCTTGTTCTCCTGCTGGTCCTTGTTCTCCTGCTGGTCCTGCTGGTCCTGCTGGTCCTTGTTCTCCTGCTGGTCCTGCTGGTCCTGCTGGTCCTGCTGGTCCTACAGGTCCTTGTAAACCTTGTTCACCTTTTTGTCCTTTAGGACCTTGTGGTCCAACATCTCCTTTAGGTATTGTGAAATTCAATATAGGCTCATTTTCACTTCCAGTATTTGTAACTAAAGCAGGAGTTCCTGGTAATCCTGTAGTTGTTGAACCTATAGTAACTTTTGTTGGATTTGGTGCATATATAATTGTTTCTTTCATTTTGATCACTCCTTTATAATTTCTACAATTTCAGTACCATCTTTTTGAATTTGTCTAACATTTCCATCACTGCTAATACCTGCTATTGGAACACCTGATGTTAATATCTGTCTAACTGTTATAGTACTTTGACCGTCTATTGAATATTCGTCACATTCCTCTGTGTGAATTTTATAAGTAATTTCATCTACAATGTCTTTCATAACTTGCTTATAAAATTTAGATTTCATGTTTGTCCAATATTCCTGATCTGCTGTTAACAATTCCTGTGTTTTTGTTACGCCTATATTACCACCACGTTTTAATTCTCTAGTAACTGTTCCTGTATCTGTGTCAGTTAAATTCTTTGTGTTGTTATTAGAAGAATTATACGTATTTGTGTCAGTTTTACCATACTGAGTTGTATCTGTCTTACCATAATTAGTTGTATCAGTTGTGCTTGGAGTTTCTGTTGTTACTGTTTTACCTGATGGTGATGCTGCAGAAGAATTGAAACCATATGTTGATTCATCTACTTCTGTTGTATAACTACCTGTCTTTTTAAAACTATCTGTACCAGTTGAACTGTTTGTGTCAGTTCCAGATGTTTGCATTGTATCATTTCCACTGTGTAAATAGTTATCAGTTCCTGTATGACTCTGTGTTAAATTTCTTGTTTCTGTCTCTGTTTCAGTACCATCTATATTCCAAATAGGATTGTATTCAGATGTGTAGTCTGTCCATAAACGATCCCATGATGTACCATATAAAGCATACACAATATCTGTAATACTATCAATGTTAGTCACAACCATTTGTCCTAGATCACTAAGTTTTCTAGGACCGTATTGTGATTTCAGATAAATATCTAACAGATTCATTGTTGTTTCGTCAGTAGCTTGTATCCATTTCGCTGTTTTCCTTGTTTTCAGATTCGACATTATCCCCTGTATCGGATACACTTGTCTTATTGTCGGTGCTGTCTGTAAGCTCATTTTCTTCAACCTCACTTTCCATTTGTTCTACCTCTAACTCACGTTCTTCTTCGTTACGTTTCCAAGGACCATCTAATTCAACTGTAATTTCTGTTCCATACATTTTATTGATAAGTTCTGCAGCTTCCTGTCTCTCTCTTAACATATTGTTAATAAGTGGCTGTATAATGTCGTCACCTAAATCACCTTCTGCTTTTGAAATGGATTCTCGTTTCATGTTTTCGTTCATTCTAAGTCCAAGTTCAGAATACATGGAAGCTTTTAAATAGTTTTCCATTTCAATTAGATCTGTAAGTCTTGTATTTCCGCTAGAAGCAGCTGCTTGTACTTTTAGATCCTCTAAAAATGCAGACTCTTCAATTACACCTAATTCACCTTTTTCAATCTGTCTTAAATACTCTTTTGCAGATTCAATTGTTTCGTCATCACCTGCACTTAAAATATTTGTTAATCGTGACATAATGTCTGCAATTCTAATTGTGATTGTGTTTTCAGTTAAAAGACCTGCATATTTACCAATTATAGGTATAATACCACGTCTTAATGTGTCATTATTTACAAGAACACCGTCAACTCCAATTTTACATTCCTTGTTGAATTTTAATGCTGGATTTGCAACAACACAAATTGTTGGTTGATAATACGGATCTGGTTCTCCACCAAGACCACCATAAAATGCATATAGATCACCATTTACTTTAGTTATGAAAGCAAATCCGTTTACCATAAGCAATATCTCTAACCATTTCTGAGGAATTGTTTTTGGTAATTTTTTCCATTTGAAAGCTGATTGCATTTTATTTAAAGTGTTGTATCCAATATTGTTTGCAATAGTTTCTTTTTCTTTACTATATCGTTCAATATCGAAATTGATATGAAAAGCACTATTGTCAAATAGACATCTATTCTTTGACATAATTATTCCTCCTTAGTTAGACATTCTAATCTGTCTTTCAAAAATTTAGGAATAGGGACTCCGATTTCACCTAAGTTTTCACAAATAGAAATCATTTCCATTACACCAATATAACTTGCTACTGCTAATGTAATTTCTTTAGGAATTCCAATTGCATATTGTAAAAATACAAACATAACTATAATTAGACACTCACCGGATTTCTTAATCAGACCTTCTCTTAATTTTGAAGAAACTACATTCTTATTTATCAAGGCTTTAAGAAATCCAGTAAGATAATCTACTGCCATAATAACTAATGGTACTACTAAAATTCTCCATGTTTCGATCTCTCTGATTAGATCAATTACTGGTTGTAAGTTTTCCATGATAACCTCCTACTTCTTTGTGATGTATTTTGAATATACATATCCTGTCATTCCGTTTACTTTGATTTTTGACCATGTTCCATATTCTAATACTTCTACTTCTGTTCCTTTTGTTAATGCACAAATTTTTTCTGATTTTGAGTTTGCTTCTGATCTAACATTCAAACCTTTGTCTGCATTTACATAATATAAAGTAGGATCTTGTTTTGAAGATTCTAATTTATTGTCATATTTTTGTAATGCATATTGAACAATGATGTTGTATACTTTTCTAGCATACTGTGGATCTGTTGCATAACCAGCTCTTGCAATTGATGTAATCTGTGTTAAAGGATCTTGTAAACCTAAAGCTGTCTTATATCTCTTGTTATTTTCAAGAAATTCATAGTAACCATCAACTGATTTTGCTAAATTTGGATATGATTTAAAAGAATCTGTAACTGTTACATATTTACCATTGATAAATTCTTTTGTAACTAATTTATTACCTGATCCTTTTATACCAAATAATGTTTTTGCTTTTGTATTCCATCCACTTTCTAATGCTGCTTGAGCTATACATACTGATGGTAAGATAGTTCCTCTTTCAGTATACTCTGCTTGTGCTAACGGTGCTATTGCACTTATAAAATCTGATTGTTTACTCATGATGTTATCCTCCTTATGTATACAATATATCGTATAATTGTTTGATAGTCAAACTAATCAGTGTCCGAAATTTAATTGGGTACGGGGAGAGGGTGACCCGTGTAT